ACTGCAGATACAATTATATCAGGTAGCAATAACTTATTTGTAAATGCAACAGCACCGACTGCAGGATTTAAAAGATATGTAGGTGGTAGTGGCAATATTGCATTAAACGCGAGTAATGTCCCAGAAATAAGTGGTAGTATGGCATTTAGTCCTACTATGAACAATAACTATTTTGGTGGTAATAGTACAACTCTAGCTATGAGAGGACCTGTAAGTTCCTCAACATATACAATAAGTGGTAATAGTATTTTAGGAACTGTAAATTTTGGTTCATCAGCTGCTAACCACACACAAGGTTTAGCTAGTGGAGTATCAATGACAGGTAATCAAATTGCAGGAACTTTAACAGTGGTTGCAAACAAATCAAATTTATCATCATCATTAACTTTTGGTAATAATAACTTAAATGGAGGGTTAACATTAAATCTAAACTCTTCATCGGTTTCAATGGGGAATAATAATATCAATGATAGTGCATTAGTAGTAAATAATAATTTCTTTACTGGTAGTGCAGGTATTGGTGCTCCAATATTGAATGTAAATAATATTGGTGGTGCAAGTAATACAATTACTATACAAGGAACTCTACCAGTAGGAACAACTAATACTCCTTTCGTTAATGCAAATACAATATTAGGTGGTAGCAATACTCTTTTTGTTGACCCTACAAATACAACAGTTAGTGGAACTTCTGCATATCATAGTGCTATTAGAAACATAATAGGTGGTAGTCAATTAATTGTAAGTGCTAGTTCTCTTTCAAGTGACAATAATTCATTGGGTTCTGCATACTTTGGTAGATTAAATGCAAATGACGGAATTAGAAATAAAACATCTAATATAGTATTTGCAGTAGGAACAGGTAATACAACTACAAGAAAGACAGGCTTCTTAATAGATAGTGGGTCTAATACATTCGTAGAAGGTACATTTAATGTAAGTGGTAGTACATCATTAAATGGTAATTTAGTGATAACAGGCAGTCTTACTGCATCATTACAAGAAGGTTTTGTATATGTAGGTAATGCAAGTGGTATAACTACAACTGTTTCAACTTCATCATTAGGTGGAGGAACAATAGATACAGGTAGTTTTGCAACAACAGGTAGTAATAATTTTATTGGTAATCAAACTATTAATGGTAATCAAACCATCACAGGTAGTGTAAGTATAACTGGTAGTTTAACGACTACAGGAAATATAAACCAAGTAACAGGAAGTTTCAATACATTTGGTAATGTCATAACTCAACTTGGGGTATTCACTTCATCTCTTGCTGGTGGATTGGAAATAGATGGTATAGGATATGTTGGTTCAGGAAGTGCAGGTGGATTCTTTATAGGAACAACTACGCAAGATTTAAAAATACAAAACTGGTATTCTTCATCAGTAATTGGTAAGAATATTGTAATTGAAAACTTCTCACAAACTGGCTCTGCAGGAATACATGGTAAAGTTGCATTGAGAGCAAGAGGAGATGGTGGTGCAGTAACAGTTGAAAACACATCACAATTTAGAGTTGAATGTAATAGTGAAATAACAGGTAGTATATCCATCACAGAAACTATAAAATTAAGTGCATTAAATCCATTACCTACTGGTGCAGATGGTCAATTAGCAGTATCTGCTTCTAATTTGTACTTCTTCTCAGGTAGTGCATGGAATAGAGTAGCATTCGCATAATATAAAAAATAACTCATAATAAAAAAAACTGATACTTTAGAAAATCAAATTGTTAAATATAATAAAAGTAAAAACTATGAACGCAAAACAAGTTCTTAATAAGATAATGACATTACTTTCAAAAGATGAAGTAGAATTAACTTATGCAAAATTAGCAGACGGAACAATCGTAGAAAGTCCTACCTTTGATGTAGGAGAAACATTAGAAATAGTTTCAGAAGATGGAACTAAATCACCAGCACCAGATGGCTTCCATGACCTTAAATTAGAAGGTGAGGAAGGACAAGAAGTTTACATAAAAGTAAAATCTGAAGGTGGTAAAATCGTTGAAAGAGAGAATGTAGAAATGAAAGCAGAAACTGCTGAAGTTAAAGACCTTCCTCAAACAAATGTAAACGAGAAAGCAAACGAAGTAAAAGACATTGAGTCACCAGCATCAGATAGTAAAGGATTAAAACCTTCTTCTATGATGGCTGAAGTAACTGAAGAAGCAGAAAATGATATCCCACAAGTTGGTGATGGTGTTCCTGCTGATATCAAAGAAGGTGAAGATACTCCAATGACAATGGGTGATATGCAAAAGAAAATGGAAGATATGACATATCGCATTGAAGAAATGGAAAAGAAGATGGAAGCTATGGCTTTACCTAAAATGGATGAAGAAGTAGTGGACAAAGATGCAGAAATCAAAGATGAGAAAGAAGAAATTGAAGAAGAGGAGTTAGCAAAATTAGATGGTGCTCCTGTTGAAACTGTAAATAAATTCTCAGCAGACAAATCAAAAAATGTATTTGGTAAGAAAACACAGAACTCACAATCTGCATTCTTATCTAAACTTTATAAATAAACAAAAATATTAAAAAAAGGTAACAATGAAAAAATTACAAAAATTCACAGAGCCACAAATTACTAGCACATACGCCGGCGAATTCGCAGGTCAGTATATTGCAGCGGCTCTTTTGTCAGCTAGAACGCTTGACAACAAATTGATTACCATCCACCCTAATGTAAAATACAAAGAAGTATTACAAAAGGTAGCTGTTGATGGTATCGTGCAAGACGCATCTTGCGATTTCGTAACTTCAGGTAGTGTAGTATTATCTGAAAGAATCTTAGAACCAAAAGAATTACAAGTTAACTTACAATTATGTAAGCAAGAGTTTGTAGATAGCTGGGAAAGCTTACAATTAGGCTATTCAGCTTTTGACTCAATCCCTGCTAACTTCAATGATTTCTTGATTTCTTATGTAGGTGGTAAAGTAGCTGAAGCAACTGAACAATCTATCTGGCAAGGAACTAATGTAAACGGACAATTCCTTGGTTTTGAAAGTGCTTTCTCTGCATCAATTGCAGCAGGTGGTGCAACTGCAGTATTAGCAGCAAAATCTGGAAGTATCGTTATCTCTGGTAGTATCACTTCAGCGAATGTATTAGACAAGATGAACTCTGTTGTAAATACAATCCCTGATACCGTTTATGGTAAGGAAGATGTATTGTTGTATGTATCTACAAATGTAGCTAAAGCATACCAACAAGCATTAGCAGGTGGCGCTATCGGTGCAAACGGATGGAACAACCAAATGAACGTGGGTGAAAAACCTTTCAACTTCAATGGTGTTGAAATTGTATTGTGTCCTGGTATGAGTGCATCTAAAATCGTAGCAGCTCAAAAATCAAACTTATTCTTCGGAACAGGTCTATTATCTGACCATAACGAAGTAAGAGTATTGGATATGGCTAACCTTGATGGTTCTCAAAATTATAGAATTATCATGAGATATACAGCAGGTGTTCAGTTCGGTATCGGTCAGGACATTGTATACTACGGAGCTTACTAATCATTAACTAACAATTTAAATTAACAGAATATGTCTTGTAATTTATCAGCTGGAAGAAACGAAGTGTGTAAAGATAGTATCGGTGGTTTAGCCGGCGTATACTTCTTAAATTACACTACTGGCTCTTTCACTAAAAACGGAAGTGGTGAAGTTACTGCATTCCCTTCAGGAAGCACAGTATACTACTACCAATTAAAAGGAACAAGTGCATATACTGAAACCGTAAATACTTCAAGAGAGAACGGTACTACATTCTTCAACCAAGAATTAGTATTGAACTTAAAGAAATTGACTAACGAAATGACTACTCAATTAAAGCTTATGGCTTATGGTAGACCTCAAATCGTTGTTCACACTATGAACGGAGATGCTTTGTTAGTTGGTGAGGTAGAAGGTGCAGATGTAACTGCAGGTACAATTCAAACAGGTGCGGCAATGGGTGACCTATATGGTTATTCTGTTACCTTCACAGGAATGGAAAAATTACCAGCAGCTTTCTTAAGCGGCTCTACTCAAACAAATCCATTCGCAGGAATTGGTGCAAATCCAGTTGTTGTATACGGAACTAATAGCTAATCAGTATAGCATTATAAAAATACTAAACCCTACTCTTAATTGAGTGGGGTTTTTTTATTTGCTTACTATTTTAGGGTTTACGATTGTTAAATAGTAGATAAAACATAGATAATGCTTACATATTTTCTACCTGGCTCTAACAATTACAAGATAAGAACAGCACAAATACCTTCTGGAAGCAACTTTTTAAGAGTTGATTTGCAGAATATGCTAACGAATGATTCTTACTCCATCTTAAATAGTGGAAGTCAATGGTCATACGACCAATGCGAAAGTATAGTTAACATATCATTTAACTTAAATACTTTGATTGGTGTAAATGTTGCAGATGAGTATAGAATATCATTAATACCTGGTATAAGCTCTTCAGCAGTAGCACTTACTTATCAAGACCCTGTATTTCATGGTTCACTACAAGTATTTGCATCACAAAGTATAAGTAAACCTGAATATATAAATCAGATACCGGTTGAAGATGAATTTGTAAGTAATGCTAGCACTAATACATTTGTATATTGGGACCAGACACCCAGTCCTACTACTACAACCACATTATCACCTACAACAACAACAACAACGACAATACCATAATATATGAAAGGACAAACAAATTTTTCAGTAGTAAATGTTGGTAATGGAAATAATTCATTACCATTAATTACAGAGGATACTAAAAGTAGATACGGATGGGTGCCATTTGGTGTTTACGGACAAGATGACTTTTTTGCAGCAGTTAATGTTGCGTATAATACTTCAACAACAAATGCTGCATGTATAGAAGGTATTGCAGATTTGATTTATGGTAAAGGATTATATTCCAAAGATGAAGCGTTTAATGATACCCTTAATCGTTTAATTCCACAGGAAGATGTTAAGAGATTAGCATTTGATTTGAAATTATTCGGTAATGGTGCATTACAAATCTATTGGAATGATGAGCATACCAAAATAATCAAAATGTATCATGTCCCTGTGCAAACACTTCGTGCTGAAAAGATATATGATAATCCTCGTATACAAAACTACTATTATTGTGTAGATTGGACAGACCAAAGAAAGATAAGAGATAAAAAGAAAATACCTGCATTTGGAACTTCTTCAGAAAAGATGGAATTGTTTTGGTTAAAGAATTATTCACCAAATCTTTACTATTATAGTTTACCTGATTGGGTATCAGCAATGCAATTCGCTATTGTTGAAGCAGAATTATCAAACTTGCATATTAACAATATAGAGAATGGATTTTTGCCGATGGTAATGTTGAATATGAACAATGGGGTGCCAGCACCAGAGGAGAGACAAACCATAGAAGATTTGCTATACGCAAAGTTTACAGGCACTAATAACGCCGGTAAGTTTATGTTATCCTTTAATGATGACCCTACAACAAAACCGACAATAGATGTAGTAAACATTGATAACTTACATGAGAAGTTTAGATATGTTGCAGAATACGCACAAGATAGAATACTTGTAGGACACAGAATTACTTCACCTCTTTTATTTGGTATTAGAACACAAGCAAATGGTTTCTCTTCACAAAGTGAGGAAATGAAAACAGCGTTTAGTATCTTACAAACAATGACAATATCTCCATTCCAAAACTTAATCTTAAACTCATTAGATTACATTTTAAGAGAAGGTGGATATGGTGGTGAAATGGAATTATACTTTGAGCAATTGACTCCATTAGTAATCCTTTCTGAAACTGCGGAAGAAACAGGTCAGACAGTATCACAGGTAGAAGAAGATGTGAATGATAGTATGGAGAATCCAGCAACAACTGAAGACCAAACAACAACAGATGTGCAAGAAATTAAGCCTGACCAACCTATTGAGAAGTTTGTAAAGCCTGCACATTTTGAATTAGAATACGAAACACTTATAAAATAAACAATATGGCAATAGCACTATTCATATCAAGAAACGATATAATTAAAACAACACCTTTACAGGGTGCAATTGATGCTGATGCATTACTTCCATTTATCTATACTGCACAGATAAAGTATTTGAAAAACCTATTAGGTACAGTTCTTTACGATTATCTTGCTGCACAAATAGAAGTAGGAACACCATTTACTGGCAGATACTTTGAATTAATGGATGATTATGTAAAACCTTGCCTTGTATGGTATACCTGTGTAGAATATATACCTTTTAGTTCTATTCAATTTAAATCTAATGGAGCTGTAAAACAACAATCTGAACAAGGTGTTGCTCCAAGTAAAGCTGAAATAGATTATCTAAAAGCACAAGCACAAACAAATGCTGATTATTGGGCATTAAGATTACAAAACTTCTGTATTTCATATTCACAAGATTTACCACAATACTTAGAGTCAGTTGGTAATCAAACACAAATATATCCAGACCAAACAAATCAATACTTTGGCGGAATTCAACTTTAATCAATATGAGTAATTACTTACAATATAATCAAGGAGTAAACTACACATTGTATTACAATGCGCTAGATTATTTTGAAACAATAATGAAAAACCACCCACAAATTACGAAAGTAACTACGGGTGATATTCAGGATGTAGATGATAGAGAGTTTCCAATGTATCCTATGGGTAATGTAAACATTCTTTCTACTACAATATTAGATAGTACAACTAAACATGAAATACAATTAGTAGTTGCTGATAAAATTAAGAATAAAAATAACGAAAGTAATTCAACTACAAACGAACAAACAATTCCTTTCTTTGGTGTAGATGATTATGTTGATATTCTTGCAAACTCTTTAGCAATTATAAATGATTTAACTTCATTTACAGCATATTCAGTTGCAGCATTTGATATAGATGGTGATATAGTATGTGAGCCATTTGTAGAAAGATTTAATAATGGATTAGCAGGACATGTTGCAACATTTACACTTGTAACACACAATAATAGACCTAGATGTTTGTATGATTTACTTCCATCAGGCTCTTATCCTAATCCTGTTTGCTAATGGCGGTATCTAAAACACAATTACCATTAAAGAATGTTGCAAAGACCATACGAAATGTAGGGTCTAGTCTTGCACCTCGTTCTAAAAATGGAGGTAATCTTCGCAATACTATCCGTTCATATAATACACCAGATAGAATGGTTAAAACCGATAAAAATGGTGATAGTAAAATTACATTCTTTTTTGCACCTCCAGGAGCAACTTATGGTAAGTTTTGGAATAAACCATACGGCAAAGGTAGTGGAACAACTGCAACAATCCGTAAAAGATATCCTCAACATTTTGATTATGCAGAAAAAGCATACAAAGACCCATCTGTTAAACAAATGATAAAGGAATACGCAAACGCATTAGGTAAACAAATAGCATTAGATTTAAGAGAAGCGGTAAGAAAAGGGTAGTATCCGTTACAAATCGTTTTTAGTTGGTTAAATAGGAAACACAAAAACGAATGTCATTATCCATTAATCAAACACCAGCTACTTGTTCGTTAGCACAATCACCAATTATATTTTCTGTTTTTGAAAATACTGCGATTGTATCAAATATAGGATTTCAGTATGTTGCTGATTTATACTATTGGACAGGCAGTTTATCTGCTTCAGGCTCTCTTTCAGATTATACAATAGTGAAATATCCTAATACCTCATTCTATGGTATATTTGATTTGAATAGAATACTTAATTCAACTCTACAAGATTTAGCACAAGTTAATACATCAAATGTTGTTTATTTTGCGTGTGATTTCTATACACAATATCTTTCAGGTAGTTTATATGTAACAGGCTCTCATCTAAAATCAGATGTTTATAAAGCATTAGATGGATATGCATTATTTCAAGAGCCAATTGGACAACCAATAAGTTCTAAAACACCCCATTGGCCTTTAATGACAGATGGCCCTGCAACTCAATCAGCATTTACAGAAAACACAGGTATAACTGGAGTTTATGTAGGAACTGCAAATAGTGGCTCACAACCAAATAGATTAAAATATACTTCTGCATCTCAAACTGCATTTATAACTCTGAGTGGTAGTATATCTTCATCACAACAAATACAAACATATCCCATAGGGCCTTCGCAAGCAGGATTTCCATTGAGTGGAAGTTTTACTTCTTATACTATACAAGCACAAACAGGAAGCACGGATTTAGGACAATCAATTAAATTTGATATAGTTTGTAAGCAAAAGTATCCTAATGTAAGAATTAAATGGAAAAATAGATATGGTCAATTTGATTGGTTTAACTTTGATATGATAAATCGCCAATCATTTAATACAGAAAGGAGAACATACCAGCCACAACTCGGCACATGGTCATCTCCTACATTACAATATAATAATTACGATAGTTCCACTCTCAATTATATAGCAGACTCCAAACAATCAATTTCAGTGCAAACAAACTGGGTTGATGAAGCATATAATGAAATATTTAAGCAATTATTAGTATCAGATGAAATCTATTGGATTTATGATGAAGCAACTAATGATTTAAGACCTATCACTATTAATACTCAATCAATAACATTTAAGACGGGCGTTAATGATAAAGTGATACAATATGGATTTGACTTTAATTGGGGACAGAACTATAAATTGATAATCTAATGGGAGTAACATCTACGCAAGGATTTGCATTTAAGTTAATTGCCAACGGCACACAATTAGACCTGTTTGCTGATGAGGAAATATTTGTTTCCGATAATGTAACAGGCTTATTTGATATTGGTGTTTTACCTGCTGACTTTACTCGTCAAATTACAGTACCTGGCACAAAGAAAAATAACGCATTCTTTGAGCATGTATATGATATATCAATAACTAATCCATTCCTATTTGCAACAAATCAAAAAGTTCCATGTTATTTGGACTTTGATGGAATTTATTTAGCTGATGGATACTTACAATTAAATAAAGTAAATGTAATTGCAAATAAGTTTATTGATTCATATGAAGTGACTATTTATGGCACTTTATCTTCATTTGCAAGAACGATAAATAGAGCATTTTTAACCGATTTAACAGGCTCTCTTTCCCAATATAACCATACCTCCTCTTTATCAAATATAACCTCTTCTTGGGGTGGTAATTTGTTTAATGGCGATATTGTATACCCATTAGCTGAATACGGACAACAGATAAGTTATACACCTGAAGAAAATCAGTTTGGTATAGATACACCATCCGGGTCTTTATGTGTGCAAGATTTCAAACCTGCTATTAGAATTAAAAAAGTATGGGATGCAATATTTGATTACGCAGGATATACATATTCATCATCATTTTTAGACCAATCATTTTTAGATAATGTGTACATGGTCTGCAATAATCAATTGAGATATCCAGTATACGATAGTATCAATTTAGAAACATATGGATTATTTAAAATATCACCATTATCTGGAAGTGGAACTGATATATTATTAAATGCATCAACAGTAACACCATTTCCATATTTTAATATACAAGAAAATCAAGGTGGACAATTAGATACATCTTTAAATTATACATTAGGATTTACAACACAATTAAGAGGTGAATTACAATTAAACTTTGAAATAAGTGCAAGTGGAACACCAGGAGCAAGCGGATATCCTACATTTGATTTAATTGTGAGTGGTAGCAGTGGAAGTGCAACTGTACCATTAACTAATATTAACAATTTTATGTATGATACGGCAATATACAATGTAAATACAATTAGAACACAGAAGTTTGAATTATTAACGCCGTTTAATACTACAACATTACCAGCTGGGACATATAAATTCTATATAAAATACATTAAAAATGGTGATACTAACTTTAATGTTATTCTTAACCCTGCTAATAATGTAAAAGGATATTTGAGCATAACAAAAGTAAATCAAGGTGGAGATGGATTGGTAATTAATATAGGCAAAAATATGCCATTCGGAACAACAGGCATTAAAATGATAGATTTTATTAAAGGTATACAACAGAAATTTAATTTAGTAATTTATCCTAATAAAACTAGAACATTTGAGTTTATAGTTGAAACATTTAATGATTGGTATAAAAGAGGTGAAATAAAAGATTTTAATAAATTTATTAATTTAGATAAAAAAATAGAAGCAATTCCTGCAAACAATCTTGCTGTAAATAAATTAAACTTTGGTGATACATTGGATGGTGATTATCTTTCTCAACAATTTGCAAAACAAGAAAATAGAGAATATGGTAAATCATACTATGTAGATACTGAAAACTTTTTCTCACAAGGAACATTTGAAGTTAAGACTACTTTAGCAAGTTCTCCATTACTTAGAATAGCAGGAACTGGTGAATCTGGTAGTGCATTATTAAAGAGAACAGGATTCCAAGCGTTTGCATCATTATTTACAACAGGCTCTGATGGTAGTGAAGCACAGGCAACAATAGATGCAAATTCAGAACAAATAGTTAATGCAACTGCAACATTATATGGACCAGGTAGTACAACAGATACTGACCCTATAAGTGGATTTGCATTTAGAAGTGTACAAGAAGGAACTATAATTAGTTTCTTTGCAACACCTACTGGTGACTCTGGCCCTACTACAATAGAATTTAAGAAAATTGATGATAGTGGTACTACGATACTTTCAACCGCTTCTACATATAATTATACTGTAACGGCTGGTGATATTTCTCAAACAACATTAAACTTTACAGCAGAAGTAACTTCATCATAATATGGCAGCAAATTCAATATATATTCCAACATTTATAGGTAGTATTACATACGCTCCGGTAAGAGTATTGCCACACATATACTTTTATAATGGTACAAAAGATACTAATACATATTTCATTGGAGGATATGGTGCAACAACTTCATCTTTGAATATTGCATCTCAATCTGCTTTTCCATATTTTGACAATTATAGTGGTAACACACCAACAACAGAAAGTTTATCTCTTTTGTTTAATAATGAAACTTCAGTATATGGAGAAGCACCAACTGCATCATTGTATACAACTTATTGGGAAAAATATGTATCATTACTTTATAATCCAAGAACTCGTTTATTTAACTGCGAAGGTATAATTCCTCTTGCAGATTATTTTAAAATGGAATTGAATGATATAGTAGAATGGAGAGGAAACTATTATCATTTAAGAGCAATAAATGATTATAACTTAAAAAATGGAGAATGTAAAATTCAATTATTAGGACCGTTATTAGAAGATGTAATTACAAACATATTGCCAGAATTGCAGTGTGCATTTGCATTTACTCAAAGTATTGCAACTCCTACGACTTCAACAACTTTGGCACCGACTACAACACTAAGTCCTACAACGACAACACTTAGTCCTACAACGACAACACTTAGTCCAACTACTACAACACTTAGTCCAACTACGACTACGGTAGCTCCAACGACAACAACTTTGGCACCAACTACAACACTAAGTCCTACAACGACTACATTGGCTCCAACTACTACAACAACTACTGCAAATTGTAATGATTGTCTTGATTATAGAATACAAATAATTGGTGGTAGTGGATTAAGAGGTAGAGTTGATTATACGGATTGTATTACTAATCAATCAAGAAGTTTTACTATATCAAGTCAAATTCAAAGGAGATTTGTTGGTAAAAATCCAGTATATGTTCCATTAGGTGGAGGAGGAAGTGTAGTTGGGCCAGCAAATCAGGGAACTGCTTGGATGGTTCCAGAAAATGTAAGTATGTGTAGTCCTATGAGTTATACAACATGTAGTTTATATCCTTATACAGCAAGCCAAAGTGGTGGAACTGTTGGGTTTTTCTATTATTCATATGTTGATGCATCGGGTAGTTATGTTCAAGTTGATGATGATTACTATGATGGAACTCCAAGAGTAATGCAACAAGGTTGTTATGCTGTTGGTGCATTCCCTATACATTCTAGTCGTTCTTATAGTGGAAGTTGTGCAACAAATCCAAATTGTCCACCAACTACAACTACTACTTTAGCACCAACTACTACTTTAGCACCTACAACTACTACGACTACATTGGCACCAACTACTACAACTACATTATCACCTAATACTTTTAGAGCAGTTGGTTGTTGTGACTCGGCATCTTATATTGTAGGATGGACAGCTGGATTTAGTGCAATTAACGCAACATTTTATAATGCGGTTGAGAATACATGTATGACTATTGTTGAAAATGTTATTTCACAATCTGCATCATTTACAATTACAGGAGGCAATTTTAATACTTATGTTTATGGATATGGTGATGACCAATGTGCAAGATGTATTAGTTTAAGACCCGCACCTTGTCCACCGACAACTACAACACTTGCACCAACTACAACGACATTAGCGCCAACTACTACAACGACATTAGTTCCAACAACCTCAACAACTCTGTCACCAACTACAACTACAACTACAATATCAGGCAGTTGTTCAACATGGCAAATAATCAATTCAAGTCCTTCATTGGGAGGTCAAGTAACTTATGTTCCTTGTGGTGGAGCTGGATATAGAAATTATTTTATAGCAAATAGTTCTTCAGCAAGCCTTTGTGTTCAATCTGCACAAATAGAAAATATTGCAGGATTTGCATCTTCTTCACTTACTAATTTAGGAACTCCGTGTACCTCTTCATTACAAGATTGTATAAGTTATACAATTTCAAATAGTGGTGGAACTCAATACACTTATAGTGGTAAAGATTGTTCAAATTGTGCAACTTCATTATATAATATAAATGCAGGAGTGACTGTGGTAAGATGTTTTGTTTCAGGAACATTCACAACTTCATTCCCATCATTTGTAACTGCAACCGCAGGAGCTAATTGTAATGTATCAGGAAGTGGTTGTCCAATATAAAAACTATTAATTTGTTAAAAAGATATGCCAGACATTCAAAGGATAATAACAATAACAGCACAGGGAGCTAATTCCGGCCCTTATTACGATGTATATTGGTCAAACGATTGTATAACCTATACCCTTGCAACCGATGGAGATAATGTTTATTTACCTTCTATTGGCTCATCTGTTTATGTTACTATGCCTGATACTGCATGTTGCATAAAATTAATAAATTTATCAGTAGGTTGTTTATTAAATGAGGTGATATTAAATTTCTGTCCTACTACGACAACTTCTACTACTTTAGCACCTACAACTTCTACAACTACTCTTACGCCTACAACTACGACTACATTAAGTCCAACGACTACTACAATAGCTCCTACGACTACTACAACATTAACACCAACCACAACGACTACACAATGTCCTTGTGTTGAAAGTGTAACACTAAATGTAACAACTGCAGGAACTTTTGAATTTACAGATTGTTGTGGTACACCTCGTCAAACAAGTGTTCCTCAAAACTCTTCATACTTAGTAGATTATAGCACTGATGGTTGTATCAATATTAATACATTTGGTGGAACAGCTGAATACACGGTAGTTTCTTATGGTGCATGTTGCACTCCAGTTTGTCCTACTACTACGACAACATTAGCACCTACTACTACAACTACTTTAGCTCCAACAACAACTACCACTTTAGCTCCAACTACGACAACAACTCAGCCGCAATTCATACAAGTTGAATTATGTGGAGGTGGAGATGGCCCTTATATTATAACAAGGGGTAGTGGTGACTCACCATCTGGTATTGGACAAGCATTTAAGTTAACAGGCTCATATTCAGGATTTAATGGTATAGATTGCTGGGAAGTATTAGACTCTGCTGCATCTGGTCCTGCTGATTATACGAATGTAGGATTTGGAAGTGTATTTAGCAGTTGTGCAGCTTGTGTTCCAACTACAACAACATTATCACCTACTACAACTACTTTGAGTCCAACTACGACCACAATAGCACCTACTACGACTACTTTGAGTCCAACTACGACTACATTGGCACCAACTACAACTACGACAACTACACCACCAACTATCTATTCAGTAGAACCTTGTGGTGGTGGACAAGGTCCTTATAAGATAACTTATGGAACTGGCGATTTACCTTCAGGTATTGGACAAGCATTTAAGTTAAACTTAGCAGGTAGTCCATTTAATGGTGTAGATTGTTGGGAAATATTAGAATACCCTGTTGCAGGTCCTGCTGACTATGAAGCGGTTGCATTTGGTAATGTATTTAGTAATTGTGCAGCGTGTGTTCCTACAACAACTACATTAGCACCGACTACAACTACACTTAGTCCTACTACGACTCTTGCTCCTACAACTACTACAACTACATTAGCGTGTGAGTGTTGGACAGTTGTGAATGAAGATACGGTAACAATAAATTACACAGTAACAAATTGTGATGGAACAGAACAATCTCCAAACTTAACAGCAGGAAGTGTTAGAAAGCATTGTATTAAAGGTGGTACTGTAATTTTAGTTAATTCACCAGAAGGTGGATTATTAGGTGAATACGATTGTAATCAAACTTGTACAGTAGCAAATGATTGTCCTGATTGTTCACCAACAACTACTACAACTACTATTGCACCAACTACAACCATAGCACCAACAACTACGGTAGCACCAACGACAACTACAACCGAACCGCCACCAGCGTATAATTACTATACATTTACAGGTTGTAATGGTGGTAGCACGGATTATAGAAGTATATTAAGTTTAGCATTGAATGATGTATATACATTCCAAGCATATCCACCAGATAGAGCTTGTTATTATATTTCAGATATAAATGCCCCTGTAAATACAAATGACCTACCAACAATTTATGGGCCGTTGGCGGATTGTTTAGATGAGAATTGCCAGCAGTTATAAAACAAAATCACTTGCCTTTGTTAAATAATAAACGAATGGCATATGAATGGCATACAAATCTATCCAGATAAAAATTTAAGATTTATCTGTGCACAACCGGCAACAACCTATTATGTTTGGCAAGTAGAAACAATGATTAACAATTTTATTGAAATGGGAATCAATCCTAATTTCATTGATATTGTATGTTGGAAGCAGAATGGTATAATCCCTGAACAATGGAATAAACTGCGTAATCATTACAATTATGTTCGTTTCTTTTTCTATGATGATACAAGAGAAACAAAACATTACATTAGTTCAATAAGACCAAATATCTTAAAGCAACATTTTACTGCTTACCCTGAATTACAAAAAGAAGCGATATTTTATCACGACTCCGATATCATATTCACTAAACCTATTTCAGAATGGATATCTCAACAAATGATAGTTGATGATAATTGGTATGGTAGTGATACTCGTTGGTATATTGCACACTCTTACATTTTAAGTAAAGGACAAAACATTATTGATAAGATGTGTGAGATAATGGATTTGCCTGAAGAGTTAATAAAAGAAAATGAATTAAATGCAATAGGTGCACAATATCTTATGAAAAATATAGATGCAGCATATTGGGATAGAGTAGAAAAAGATTGTGAACAATTATTCAAACAAATTACAGAATTAAATAATCAGTTAAAAGCTGCAAATCCTACATACCACGAATTACAAATATGGTGTTCAGATATGTGGGCTGTATTGTGGGGTGCGTGGAGATTAGGATATAAAACAATTTGTGCACCTGAATTTGATTTCAGTTGGGGAACTTCTTCTGAAGAGGAATATCACAGATTAAACATTATGCATAACGCAGGTGTAACAAATGCAGATAGTGGATTATTTTATAAACCACAATTTATGTATGAATTACCATATGAGAAACCATTAGAGATAAAAGAAGGAACAGCAAGTAAAAAATATTGGGAAAGTATACAAAAAACAGCAAAGAAATCATGTTTACTTTAAAACCAATTTGGTTCTATTGGGATGGGCCAATATCAGAAAGCAGATTACAAATCCTAAAAGACTCAATTTATTCTACAAGAGTATTTAACGAAAATCATTTTATTTGTTTGGTAAGCAATACACTTACTAAAGACCATTTTGACCCAAAGTATTATATCAATGTAATGAAATGGGATGAAACTATATTTGATGGATTACCATTAACACCTGAAAGAATACAAAAATATAAACATGCTCACCCTCGCGAGTTATCAGATTTAATGCGTTTAGTTTTATTGTATCAATATGGTGGAAGTTATGTAGATACTGATGATTTGTGTATAAAACCTATGAGCTTTACACCAAATTTGATTTGTAGAAGTTATGACCCGCATACTTCTTTTTACAATAAAGTAACAGATGATATGTGTGTGCCTGGAAAAATCAAAGAAATTGAGGGTTTTGAGCACATAAATACCTTTCCACGCAACGATTGTTGGCAAAATTGGCAAGAAAAATCCACTTTTGTCAAAGAATTATTGTGGAATGATAAGTTTGTAAATGCAGAGCATGTAGTTTATATAGGTGATGATTGGAGTTGGCAATCTCTTACAAATGAAACAATAAATAAAAGATTGGATGGTTGGAAAACAGAATGGAATTATGCTTTAACTTTACTTTACTTATACGAAGATTTTGTTTCTGCAAGTTCTTTTTGGGATAGATGTCATCATGGTGGTGAAATGTGTCAGTTATGGCAGAATTTACCAAATGTAAAAGATTACGAATGGGGATTTTATAAAACAGATAGAGAAACTGCACTTGCATTCTATAATGTAGTGTGTGAAAAATATCCAAATCTTTCTCATATGTGGTTGCATAGTAAAGATATGAAAGCGGAATGGTTGATAGACCAATTAGATGAGAATGAAACCTATTCAGTATCTACATGGATTTATGACCACATTAAACAAAAGATAAAATGTTTTCAGTAATCATACCTACACTTTGGAAATCTAAATACATACATACCTCTATTTCTCAATTAGAGGAGCATCCTGAGGTTGGTGAGATAATTTTGATAGATAACTCAACCGAAGTAAAAGAATTGAATAACGCAAAGATATGCCACATTAGAGAAGGAATTAACACATATGTTAACCCTGCATGGAATAAAGGAGTGCGTTTAGCGAAATACGAAAACCTTTGTATTGCGAATGATGATTTGGTATTTGATACAAAAATATTAGATTGGATAAAACCACATATGGATTTAGGTATAATAGGTATGAATGTAGCAAATTATGATAAATGGAGAACCGAATTTAACCCTGTTATAGAAAAAATGGAAGGTAGAGATTGGGGATGGGGTTGTTTATTCTTTGTAAAAAAAGATAAATGGGTAAACATACCTGATGATTTATTGATTGCATGTGGTGATGATTGGTTACTAAAACATATAGATGGATACAAAATATCAGGCTTACCATTACAATATCAACAAGTAAGTATAACTTCTATATTGCCACAATTTTTTGGTTTGCAATTAACGGATATAAAAAACTTTGAGAAATACAAATGATTTCAGTTTTAACACTTACATATCAAAGGCATCACTTATTACAAGAAGCAATCTATTCGTTTATAAATCAAGAATACGATGGTGAAAAAGAAATGCTTATCATTAACGACTCACCTATTGTAGAGTATAGAATAAATCACCCTGAAGTAAAAATAATAAACCTTAACAAAAGATTTAGCTCTGTTGGTAAGAAATTAGAGTGGGGATTTAAGCAATGTAAAGGTGATTGGATATATCGTTTAGATGATGATGATTTAATAACGCCATGGGCATTAGAATTGCAAAAACAATATAGAGAAGATAATCCAAATAAAGAGGTATATCGTTGCCAAAAACATTACTTTTTTTCACAAAATGAATATCAAGGACTTTCTGACTCAATTAATAATGGAAATTGTTACTCAAAGGAATATATTAACCGAATACAATTTTTAGATAAATCTATTGGTGAGGATAATCACATGACATTCTTTCACAATGCAGATATGCATATTGGTGATAAAGGTAAATATTCTATGATTTATAGATGGGGAATGGGTGTATATCACATATCAGGTATGGGTGATAGACCAAATGAAGAGATATATGAAATTACAGATAAAACTAATTCAGAAACAGGCATAATTTACTTAGAACCAAAATTCGGAAGTGATTATTGGGCACAACTACCATAGTATCCGTTATTTATCACATTCGGTTTGTTAAATACAAAAAACAATGATAAAGAATATTGTTGACCTTCTATCGTTAGGTGATTACTACGGAGAAACTAAAAGAATTGATATTGCAAAAGGTGCATATGAATTACCCACAACATGGAAAGGAACTTGGAAATTAATAAAACGAATAATCCATGGCAGAAAAAGTAGAAGTTGATATAGAAGTCAATTCTAATATTGAACCATCGTTAAAACAATTGCGTGAATTAAAGAAGCAATTGAAAGAGACTGCTGCTGGTAGTGCTGAGTTTAAAAAACTATCTGCGGAAATTAGAGATGTAGAAGATGCAATTGCCGGTGCCAAATTAGGTGCTGATGACTTTGCAGGCGCATTAGAAGCTGCACCAGGTCCTGTTGGTAAATTATTTCAGGGATTAAAGAAAGTAGAACTTGCAACCAAATCATGGGGTGCTGCATTAAAAGCAACCGGTATTGGTTTAATTGTATCTTTAGTTGGTGGATTAGTTGCTGCATTCTCACAAACAGAAGGCTCATTAAAGAAACTAGAACCATTATTAATTGGTTTAGAAAAGATATTTGGTGGTATTGTAGAAATATTCACACCACTTTTAGATGCATTTTTAGAAATGGCATTAAAAGCATTACCTCACATAACAGATGGTATTGGTGCATTTTATTCAGTTTTAGTAGGATTTGCTAATTTTGTTAAGAATACTTTGGTTGGTGTTGGTAAAATTCTTAAAGGTGTATTCACACTTGATTTTGATGCAGTAACAGAAGGATATAATCAAATTAAAGATGCAATACCTAATGCAATTGATGCAGGGGTTAAGGCATTTGGAAGATATGAAGCAGGAACGAAGAAACTAACTAAAACTGAAAAAGAAAATCTAAAAGAAAGAGGTGATGCAAATCAGAAAGCTTTAGAGGAAAAGAAAAAGCAGATGGAAGCTCAAGACAAACTTGACATCGCTGCATTAGAAAAACTTAAATCAGAAGCATTAGCAATTGCACAAACTGAACAAGAAAAGTTTGATATTGAAAAACAATTTGCAGATAAATTATATCAATTAAGATTAAAAGACTTAGAAGATAAACAAGCTTTAGAGAAAAAGGGTAGTGCGGAATACAAAGCATTACAAGCCGAAATAATTCAATTACAGGCAGAAAAGATTGCAAAGGATAAAGAGTTTGCAGCTAAACAAATTGAACTTACAAAAAATACAGCAGAGGAATTAAAGAAAACTAATGATGAAGCATTAGCAAAAGAAGAATTAGACTTAAACTTACAAAAGGAAAAAGGATTAATAGACGAAGCTCAGTATCAACAAGCATTGTATGATATGAGAGTTAAGTATGCTAATGATAATAGTGATTTAATTAAAGCAGAAATTGACTTACTTAAATTTAAGAATGAGGAAAAGAAAAAGAAATTACAAGAGGAAAGAGAAATTACTGCATTAGGTATACAATCACAGATAGAAGAATTAGATAGATTAAATTCAAGAGTAGAAGGTGATTTTGCACAAGACTTAGAAAGACTTACACAAAAGAGACAATTACTTGCAGACGCAGAAGCAAATGAATTAAAGAATACTGAACTTACTGAATTACAAAAGACGGAAGTAAGGAACAAATATGCAAAAGAAAGAGAGAATATAACTACTCAAGAAGTTGCAATTGAAAAAGCTGCACAAGATGCTAAAGTTGCATTACAAATGGAGTATGCGGATTTATTTGCATCATTCGGACAATTACTTGGACAAATAGCAGGAAAGAATAAAGCAGTTGCAATCGCAGGATTGTTAATTGAAAAGGGAGCAGCAGTTGCAAAAGTTGTTACACAAATGATGACTGTACCTGCAATCTTACCTCCTGGTATTCCTAACCCAGCATATATACCAGCTAGAATCGGTGGTGCATTATCTATTGCATCAATCCTTGCATCAACTGCAACAGGTATTCAACAAATCAATCAAGCTGCTGCAAGTGCGGGAGTATCGGGTGGAGGAGGAGGAAGTGCAGGAGCATCAACACCACCACCATCATATGCAGGTGCACCGACATCAATACCAGCACCACAAGTTCAAGCATCACAAGGTATGAATGCAAGTTCACAAATTGCACAAACAATAGGTGCAGCTCAATCTCCAATTCGTGCTTATGTTGTATCACAAGATGTTAGTTCACAACAAGCTTTGGATAGGAGAACAAATGTTGCTGCAACATTTAGTGGTGGATAAGATAAATCTCAATTGTTAAATACATAATATGATAAAGAATGAAAATATAGAAGAGCTGTTTGAGCTCGTCCTGGTTGATGAAGAGGACGGTGTGTTTGCAAATTCATTAGTTGCTGCAGGCGCTATTGAAAGAGACTTTGTTTATTTTAATCAGGAATATACATTTGCAGCTGTAAGTGATGAAAAGATGCTTATAGCTGGCCCTATGTTAATCCCAAATAAAAAGATATTAAGATTAAAAGAAGATGGAACTAAATACTATGTTTATTTCAAACCTGAAACAATTGAAAAGATTGCAAGAAAGTTTATGAAAAATAAATTCTTAGACCAAATTACTTTGGAACATGGAAATAAAACTTCAGGAATTAATATGGTGGAAAGTTGGATTGTAGAACACCCAACAAAAGATAAAAGTAATTTGTATGGTTTTACACTCCCAAAAGGTAGTTGGTTTGCAATATACGATGCAGCTGATAATCCAAAAGTATGGGATAGAGTAAAGAGTGGTGAGTTTAATGGTTTCTCAATAGAAGGATTGTTTGAACACCAAAAGAGTGATGTTAAACTTGCATTAGAAAAGAATATAGAGGATTTTACAGAAGATGAAGCAGAAGTATTCCTTGGTCAATTAAAAGCAATTATACGCAAAGATAAGAGGTATAAAGCAAAGCAATGGATTGAAATGGAAACTTTTAATGATTACGGTTCAGGAGTGCGCAATAACGCTAAGAGAGGTAGAGAGTTAAATGAAAAAAATGGTAATAAATGTGCAACCCAGACCGGGAAAGTTAGAAGCGCACAATTAGAAGCAGGAGAAAATATTTCTGTTGCTACATTGAAAAGAATGTTTAGCTACTTGAGTAGAGCTGAAACCTATTATGATAATGCAGACTCACAAAATGATTGTGGGTATATAAGTTATCTTTTATGGGGTGGCAAAGCAGGACTTGCATATAGTAGAAATAAATTAAAAGAATTAGGATTATTAGAAGAAAGTGCAGAAGGTGTTCCACACTACACAGCAGATGGTAAATTATACGAAGGCCCTACTCATAAAGATAGTGAGGGTAGATTAATGACAGGTGAAACACATACTGCAGAGAGTGAATATCTTTATCATAAAGAGGAGTTAGAAGCACAACCTTCTATTCCGGCTTCAACATACCCTGGCGAAGCAGCTAAAAAGAAAAAGAAAGATGACAAGTAATTCTGTATATAAGAAATTACAAAACTTTATTTCAGCAGAAATTAGTTTCTCTGAATTTGAAGATATATTACTCAATCAAGCAACACCTTCTAACCCTGTTAGAGTGGGTTGGATAACTGAAACAGGTCGCAAAAGATACTATGATATGTATTGGATTGACGGGCCTATTGGTGATGGAATTGCCGGTGGCAGTGATACTAAAGCAACAATGGACATGTTTAATGTTCCTGTTGTTGGATTGGATGGAGATTGGAGAACACTAGATTTTAATACGGTCTATAAAGTCCGTTGGAATAATAAAACTTACAAAGTAAATAATTAAGATATGCCAATACCAAATGTAAAAGCAAACGAAAAAGAGGAAACATATATATCCCGTTGCATGGAAGCAATAGGTGGTGAGTATACAGATAACGCTCAAGCAGTTGCAGTATGCTACGCAACATATAGAAAATCAACAATGCAAAGTCTTTCTGACCCTAAAGATAGAGTTGCACAACAACTTAAATTTAATTCTGATTTTAGAGGAATTAACTTATTTGCAGATTTAGAAGATGCATGTTGGGAAGGATATGAAGCTATTGGAACTAAAATGCTAGACGGCCGTGAAGTTCCTAATTGTGTTCCTATAAAAGAAGATTAGTATGGAAAATATATACACAGTAATCATAACTGCAATCACTACATTAGGTGGTGCAAGTGCATGGAGATACTTTGAGAAAAGAGCATCTCATAAAGAGGAAGATGAAAGATATATCAGAAATGATTGTCAAAGTAGAATTAGTAAATTAGAAGCATTACTAGAAAAGAACTCACAAGAAAAAGATGAGTTAAGAGCATTAGTATTACATTTATCAACAGAGGTAGCAAAACTACAAACTGAAATTGCATTCTTACAAACACAAAGTAAAAAAAGTAATTTGTAATGGCTAAAAGTAAATCAGTAGGTGGTAGTGTAAAAATATCATTCGGAAAAAGAAAGACCGGAAAAGCTAAAAAGACTTCAGGCCCCAAAGCAAAGCCCGTAAAACAATATAGAGGACAAGGCCGATAAAATCCACACAAAATAGGAAATAACGCAAATACAGATACTTTATTTGTAAAGTAGGAGAATATATACGAAAATAACTAAACCCTCAGGAATGGGGGTTTTTTCATGCATAAACCACATAGCATAAAAAACCACCCCGAATGGCACAGACGAGGTGGTATAGATTATATGAGGAGAACCAATAAGATTATGCGTTATACGCGGATTGGCATTGTTTAATCTCCTATTAATTTAACAAAGTATAATTGATTTTTCCACTTTTTTACAATTTGACGACTTTTTTTAGAAACTGTGTTATTACTTGAGAATATAGATTTATTAAAAAAGTTATCCACATTTATGGTTTTTCTTTTTAAATCTTGTATATATTATTATAACAAAGTAAAAGATATACAATTTTATTTGGTAGATTAAAAAAATTATCGTATATTGTATATAACAAAGAAACAAAAACACAAAACAATGGAAAATCAAATGACAAGAAAAGAAAACGATTATTTGCAAAAGGAATTAGACTATCAAATGGAATTATTCCACAAGAAAAGGAGAGAAGTTTATGAAAAAGAACAAAAAGAATTGGATGAATTGATGAAACAAATTGACGAACTAAACTAAAAAAAGGGAGAGAAATCTCCCCATTACTAATATAAAAATAGATTATATGGCAAAAAGATTTACCGACACAGACAAATGGAAAGATGAATGGTATACTGAATTAACAAGTGATTATAAAATCATTTGGCAATACCTTTTAGACACCTGTGATAATGCGGGAATTTACAAACGAAATATTAAGTTATTAAATTACTATTGTAATACTAATGTATCAGCTGATGAGATATTAAAAGTATTTAACAAAAGAGTTAGTCAATTAGCTGATGACAAATGGTTGATAAATAAGTTTTGTGTTTATCAGTATGGAAATGATTTTTTAGAAAGCACTAACAAAGCAGTTATTGCTGCACACAAAATATTAGAACAAAATAATATTATTAAGTGGACTGGAAAGTTAATAGATTATCCATATGGTAAAACTGAAATAAGACAAAGAAAAGAATATAGTGTATTGATAGACTATAATAACCCTACCAATACCTTATCTATACCCAATGAATACTCTATTGATACCCTATCCATAGAGTATCCATACCCTATCAATACCCCCAAGGACAAGGACAAGGTTAAAGACAAGGATAAAATCAAGGAACAAGTTAAAGCAACGGACAAGTCTAAGGACATTGTCCTGGATAGTGATATAGAACAAGGACTAAGTTATAGAGTAGCTTATAAACTATATCAACAATTATTAAACTATGAAATACCATTAAGTGAATATAGTGAGATATATGATGACATATCAGAAATAGGATGGGATACATTCTTTACAAAGTTAGACTTAACAGATACACAAAAGAAAGAATTAGATACTACAATTACAATTAAATTAAATCAATAAACTATGAATTGGCAAAAACAATGGGATGATAAATTAGCAACAGAATATCAAGAATGTAGTTGGGATGAAGTGCAAGGATTATTAAAAGATGCATATAAGATTGCATTACATGATAAAAACTATGAACACCAATATACACATTTAATATTACACAATCTTAAATTACTTGCAGAATATGGTATTGAAAAGATATCATTTAAACAATGGAAATCATTTAGAGCATATGTGCATGAAGTTAAACGAAAAGAAATTAAGATAGAGGATTTATTCAAAAACAAACAATAAAAAACAAGTCCCTAACGGGCAAACAAAATGGCAAAGACAAAACAAACAAAAACAGAAACAACAGACAGAAAAGAAAGAGGATGGGCATTGATACAGGTTCGTGCAGATACTCACAAATTATTAAAAGATTATTGTGAAGAGCATGGATTTAAGATGTCAGCTCTAACAAATAACATTATTAGAAAATACATTCAATCAAAATAAATTTGATATTGTCAGGAATTATTCGTATATTACATATTATAAAAAATAGTATTACGATTTTAATTCCTGACAATATATATTATAAATAAATTATATGGCACACATAGAGATTAATAGACACCCAGTTTACTCCGATTACGGAGCAGATTTAGATGGAAACATTTATTCATTCAAATTTGGTAAAATCCGTTTAATAAAAGATTCTCACCACGGAAGAGGATATAGACAATTTAGAATATCATTCAGCAGATATGAAGGAAAAATGTATTTAGTTCACAGATTTGTTTACGAATGTTGGACAGGTGATATGATTGACCCTGATTTACAATGTAATCATTTTGACCATGATAAAACAAACAATGCATTCGCAAATTTAGATTTGATGACTGATGCACAGAATAGAGAACATAGAGAAGCTGCAGGTAGACCAACTGGTGGTGCAGCACATAAAAAATACTTACAAAAATACAATTATGAAATGGATTAAATTAGGTGATTACACCGAAGCACTCATTCATGTCCTTACCCTGGGTTTTGGTGAAAAAATATCCCTTGCAATTGCAAAACTATTCGGAAAGAACTCATGCGGATGCTGCGAGAGAAAGCAATGGCTTAACAGATTAACGGACAAGACTTATGATGGAAAATGTAATATGATAAAACTATGACATACGAAGATGAATATTTCAAACAAACAAACGAACAAAAATTAAAAGCAAAACAAATGGACACAATCAAAGCAAATTTAGACGGAACAATATCAATTCAACAAGATGCAGTGTATTTAGTAGACTTCAGTAGAATGCAAAGAGTAGAGGATTTAATCACTATACTTGCTGCAGTAGGTTTCTCATTTAGCCCAGGACATCCTCAATTCCAAAACATTCAACACCTTTTGGATTTAAGTAGACCTATAAAAATCGGAAACCCACAACAGGCCGGACAAGCACAAGAAAAGAAATTACAATTACCTAAATTAAAATCAATTAAGTAATGGAAGTAAATACAACTACAATACCAACAGAATACTTTAATAGATACTTACCTTACACAGAAGTAGAGTATAATGAATTAAAATCAATATTACAACAAATAAGCACACACATACCAACAGATAAGATGGGATATATTTGGAGTAATTACTTAAAAGTTACAAAGACAACCGAGCCACAACCATGCGCATGCGGGTCTGCTTCCGGACATTGGAAAAGAGCAGTAGAAGGTTTACGAGATTTCGTAACTAAAGTAGAATCAAATAATGAATGAAATAACAAGTAGTTTGAGAGCAGAATGTAATGAAAGATTGGATAATTTATGTAGACAATCACATGTATGGTTATTACAAGTATCTTATAACATTTGTAAAAGCAGATTAGAAAGCACTGAATTGGTGCAAGACCTGTATCTTTACCTTGCAGAGAAATGCTCACCTAAACTTTATTATAATAATTCATACAACTTAATTTATTGTATGAGATTTATAAAAAGTAGATGGATTAACAAAAACAAAAGAGCAAAGAAGATGCAATACTTTGGCTCTATTCAATCGGAAAGTAGTGATATACCTTATGATATAGAAGCAGATGAAAGCATAATGGATGCGTATGATGCAGTAATGGTTGAAATAAATAAACTTAAAAGAACAAAGGGGTTTAGTTCAGCAATGATTTATGAAATTTATTGGACTTCAGATGATACATTACAAGAAGTTGCAGATAAGATAGGAATAAGTAAGAGTACGGTATTTACACATTTGAAGAAAGTGCGTCAGCATATGAAGAATATTATAAAAAATCCGTTTACAAACGATTAAAGTTATGGCAGGATTATGGAGTAGAAAGTTTGACTATAACAATGGTGAGCAAAGAGTATGTAAAGAATGTGGTGATACATACCATACGATGAAACCAAGATGGTTATGTACAAAGTGTGTTAATGCAAAACAAAAGATAGTTGAAACCAAAAAGAGAGCAAGAACTCCAAAGAAAGAACAATATCCGTTTGACAATAAAGGTAATGAAGCAGGTGCAAGATTTTGTAGTATAAGGACTGCAATGAGTAAAGCATGGAGAGAATATGAAAAGACAGGTGATAAATCAATAGTGATTGCACATTATGATAAACAATTGAAAGAGATACATGAGAATGGTATTTGGGAATGGATATGGGATAGGAGGGATGATGCAACAATTAAAGGAAGAACTATAAGAAGTAAAGAAATCATTAACAAAGACCTGCCTGACACAAGAGGACATTATGAATACTAATATAGATTATAAGTTTGTTTACTTTAACTTTGATTGGAACTGGATAAAGGATAAGCAAATAGTACATAAAGGAGATTGGAGAGGAGGTGCACTTTTAATTTTAGATAGTGAAGGCAGATTAGTAAAAGGATATGGATACGATTTAATAGACATAAAATAAAAAATAAGTTATGGCAACAAATGAGCAGTATGATATTATACTACCCTTTAATGTAGACAACAAAGCAATAGACAACTTTGGATTTCTACCATTTAGTATAATTAAACCAACACCACAAAGCAAACAAAGTTGGAAACAGATAGCATACTTTGATGATGAAGAAATTGATATAAGAAGTTATAGAGGAATTAAAAATGCAGATGGAATTGCAAAGATGTCTGAGTTTCATGCAGGATTAGCAGAAAACTTAATCCGTTATTGGAGTTTGAAAGGAGCAAAAGTAGTAGACCCGTTTGCAGGTAGAGTTACAAGAGCAGTTGTAACAACCAAACTAGATAGAGAGTATTATGGTTATGAGATTACACCTAACACATATAAGAGAGCATTAACTCATTTTGACAAACATAATATCAGTCCTACTTTATATAATGGTGATGGTTGTAAATTAGAATACACAGAAGATAACTTTGCAGATTTAGTTATGACATGTCCACCTTATTATGATATTGAAAAGTATGAGAGTTGTGATGGGCAGTTAAGTGATATAAAAGGATATGATAACTTTTTATTAGCAATGAATGAATGTGTAAAGAATGTAGATAGAGTATTAAAGCCAGGAGCATATGCAGTATTCGTAGTAGCAGACTTTAGGAGAGATGGTGGTTTACAATCATTTAGTAGTGATTTAATCAATCAATTTAAGAATAATGGAATGTTGCATTGGGATACAATCATTATGGAAAACATATCTCCATTCGCATCTATGCAATTGTATAAAGCTAATTGCAAAAGATATACCTCAAAGATACATGAATATATTTTAGTGTTTAGAAAGCCAGGTGAATATGTGGTGCCTGATTATTGTAGTGTAGATATTCCACAACAAACTCAAAAACTAAATCAATTCTTTGAATAATGAAGAAGATTAAAGACATAGACCCTATAATACCTCTATTGATTGCATACATCCTCACCATTGGATTATTAGTATGGTGGTCTACTTATGTATCCCTTTAACTACAAACGCAAACCCTGATTGTTAAATACTATAAACAACAACATGCCTTTCGTTAAAGGAGATAATAGAATAAATAAATCAGGTAGACCAAATGGTGCACTTAATCGTAGCACCGAGCAGGCTAAACTTGCAGTAGCGAGATTAGCAAATCAAGGATTGGATGCATTAAGAGAAGATATTGAAAAGATAAGAAAGAATGACCCGATAGAAGCTGCAAAGATATATCTTAAACTATTAGAATACATTGTGCCAAAGAAAGCTTCAATTGAATTAAGTGGTGAGATTAATCAGAGAATACAACAAATATCAGTAAACATACAAGATGGAGCTGCAAATCAACACCTCAAAGACTTATAGGGATATAGAGAGAAGTAGAAGGATATGCATACTCCAAGGCGGCACACGCTCGGGTAAAAGTTTTTCAGCTCTACAATGGTTATTAGTTCGTGCTTTATCAGAACCTAACATAGTAATATCAATTGTCCGTAAATCATTTCCTTCAATGCGTGTAAGTATTATGCGTGATTTTACAGCAATACTTAAAGAGTTAGAGATATGGAATGAAGAGAATTGGTCTGCAACTGAACACATATACGGATTTGACAATGGTAGTATGATTGAGTTTATGAGTATTGATAGTAGTGAAAAGAGAAAGGGAAGTGCAAGAGATTATCTTTTTGTTGATGAAGCAAACGAATTAAGTAGAGAAGATTGGTTTCAGTTATTCATAAGAACGAGAAAGAAATCTATTATAGCATACAACCCTTCATTCGGAACGAACAATTATATCTTTACTGAAATACAAACACACCCTGAAGCGGACTTGTATATCAGCACATTTCTTGACAATCCTTATTTGGAAAAGCAACTTGTAGAAGAGATTGAAAGATTAAAAGAAATTAACCCTGAATACTATAAGATTTATGGCATGGGATTGCCAGGCAACAATGTAGGAACAATATTCTCAATTAACATTATAGATGAGATACCTGAAGAAGCAGAGTTTGTTGCATTCGGAATGGACTTTGGATTTAGTATTGACCCAACTGCGTTAGTAGCAATTTGGAAAAGAGAGAATGATTTATACATAGAAGAATTAATTTATCAAAAAGGAATGGTGACAAGTGATATTGCAAACCGATTAAAAGAGTTAGATGTTGCAAGAGAGGAGATATGGGCAGATAGTGCGGAAGGCAGACTAATAGAAGAATTATATAGATTAGGATTTAACATAAAGCCTGTAAAGAAAGGTAAAGATAGTATCAGAATGGGAATAGACTTAATGATGCAATACAGATTGAATGTTAAAAAGAGTAGCATTAATATAGTAAAAGAGTTTGGTGAGTATGTATGGATGGTAGATAAGAACGGCAACTTTGAGAATGTGCCAGTAGATTATTCAAACCATAGTATAGATGCAATCCGATATGTGTGTATGGAAAGATTAAATGCTAAAAAGATTAAAGCAGGAAACTATTCAATAACAATACGATGACATACACAAGTGAAGAGATAAAAGATTTACTCTTATATGTGCAACAAACACAAAAAGAAAATGAAGAGTTAAGAGCAAAGATTATTGCAATGGATGCAATGTTAAAAAACGAAATGGCTAAAACAAAGAGATTATCAAAAATAATAAAATTATATGAAACAAACACTTACAATTGAAATCCCAACTAGCTGGGTAGATATTACACTTAAACAATATCTGGCAATGCAATCCGAAATGGAAAATTATAGAGATGATGAAGAAGCACAGATAGCATGTATGTTGTATCACCTTTGTAATCTATCACCTGTATATATGAAAGGGTTATCAGCAGATGGATATAACTTACTTAAAGAAAAATTAAATGCATTCGTTTCTCCTGATGGTATTGAACTTAAACGCATCATAACTCTAAATGGAAAAGAATACGGATTTGAACCTAATTTAAGTAAGATGGCTTATGGTGCTTATGCAGACATTACACAATGGGATACGATTAGTATAGATAAGAATTGGGCAAAGATAATGTCAATACTATACAGACCAATCACAAAGAAAAAAGGTGACAAATACCAAATAGAAACTTATACAGGTGAATGGAATGAAGAACTATTCCTACAAACAGATATGGATACAAATTGGGGGTGTCTCTTTTTTTTTATCAATTTGCAAATGGACTTGCTGAACGCTACCCAGAAGTATTTGAAGGGGATGGAACTTCCTCCCAACATCAAATCAACTTTGGAAAAAAGTGGAGAAGTTATGCAACGATTATTGAACTTGCAAACGGTGACATTAAAGAAATAGATGAGGTTGTAAAACTACCATTAGAGAAATGTTTATTATATCTTGCATACAAAGCAGATAAAAATCAGTTAGAGCAATTGATGCATAAAGAAGCAATGAAAAGCATTCAAATGAAATAACCTACGATTTATGGATTTCTGATTGTTAAATACATAAAACAATCACTATGCCTTGGAGTAATAGTAGAAATGGTGCATTAAGATATTCAGTTAACAGAGAGAATAACTCAGGTTACTATATCGGCCCAACAAGAGGATTAAGTTCACCAAAAAATAGTAGACGAGCATGTTTATGTGTGCATGAAGATACATACGATGTTAAGTGCTGTCAAGGTGCGTTAATGTCGCAAGGTATCGGAGTAATAGAAAGTGCAGTTAGAACAGGTGGTGGAGCATTCTCTGATGGATATAGTGATGGATTTGATACAATACAACCTTAAAGATATAAAATATGTCACAATTAAGTAAGCAAGACTTAAAAGCGGAAAATCAATTAAGTTTTCCAAATAATAATAACGGAGCAATTACTCCGGCAGATTTAAGAGCATTTAATGTAGATATGATTGACTCTACTGTCAACCAAACGGACTTCACTAACTTTTCAGGTAGTGTTGCAGGTCAATTTGCAAGTGCAACAGGTAGTGTAACCTCTGCAATTACTGCAAGTTCTTTAATTACTGCATCATTTGATAATGGTACAAGAAACTTAACATTCACAAAGGGAAATAATACAACCTTTAATGTTAATATTCCTGATGTTAGTGGTAGCACATTAAATACAGGTAGCTTTGTAACAACTTCATCATTTAATTCATATACTCAGTCTACTAATATAAGACTGAATAACTTAGAAACTACATCGGCGAGTGTCAATATATCAATTAGTAATTTAAACTCAACCACTGCAAGCCAGGCAATTTCTATCACTAATTTAAACTCATTTAGTCAAAGTGCACAGATATCAATTAACTCTTTAAACGGAGCTACATCATCTTATGCAAATTCTGCATCAGTTGCATTAGTAGACGCAAATCAACAATCACAAATAAATTCTTTGATTGCTGCAACAGGGTCTTATTTAACTGCATCTGCTGACATCACTGCATTGAATTCATTTACTGCATCTCAACTTAATATCAATACAGGATATAATACATTCACATCATCTGCAAATCAAAGATTGGGTTCTTTGGAAACGACAAGTGCAAGTGTTAATATTTCTGTATCTGCTTTAAATACTTTTACTGCTTCTCAGTCTACTGCAAGTATTGTAACATCAATAAATAATTTAAATACATTCAGTGCTTCTGCATTAGTTTCTATAAACGAATTAAATCAAAATAGTGCATCGGTAAATACTTCAATTAGTAACATAAATCAATTTACTCAATCAGCACAAATTTCAATCAATTCAATTAACGCTGTTAGTAGTAGTTGGATAACAGAAAGTGAAACTGCTTCTTTTGCAAGAACAAATGTTGACAATAA